AAGGTGTTGCGCCTGCATACCGAGAAAACATTCTAAAGATGTCAGAAAAACAGAAGAAAACGGTTGGCGCAATGCGAACTCGTTTTAATAAAGTATTTAATGAATATCCATTGTGAACGAATCTATTCTCTTGATGATGTAGATAGACAAAGACTGTATCGATCTTCCCTAGACTATATCAAAAAAGGAACAATTGCTAATTGGTCCGATACTGACATGCCTGATGTTGATATATTACAGGACATGGAAGATGAGAATAATAACGAGATACAGTGGAATCCACATAGAAATTATCTCATAAAAGTTTTTGATTCAGACCTAGACTATGATCTGGGTCTTTTTGTCGGCACACGTTATCAAAATATCTGGAAAGTTGAATACACGTATCTAGATGATCATCCTGAAACAAACAACCGCAAATGGTTTTATGAAGAAAGATCATTCAGTCGGCATTTGTTGAACGATGGTGTAGAGTACATAACATGCCGAATACCTTATAGGTCTGGATATCTGGCTTTTCTCCGTGGTAAAAAAGAACTGAATATTGTAAAGAATTGTGTTGATAGATGGAAAAAATTTAGAAATATAAAGATGAAGGTGAACAATGTTTAATTTAGATTTATTATATTGGATTGATTTGAATATCACCGATCTGTGTAATTTGAGATGTTCTTTTTGTCCGCGTGCTGATGCAGAATTGTGGCCAAATCGAAACATTCATATGTCTTTGGACATGATAAAGTTTTGCACAGATGATTTGATTAAAAATAATTATAAAGGATTACTCTCATACACAGGCCGAGGCGAGAGTACACTGCACGAAGATTGGTCGCAGGCGTTTGCCATACTAAATCGACCTGATAGAACTTATCAATCACATGCAACACATAACTGTGTTCAGATAAAAAAGTTTTGGAAAGACTTACGTAAACTAGATAGTCTTACCTTGAATGTATACACAAATGAAAAAGACTTGGCAAACGTAAAAGAAAAATACAGTAAACTTGATAACGGCCGAGATGTGAAGATACACTTCAAACCGGACGGTGTTCCTTTTGAAGAACTTTTAACTGAATATGGATTCTATACCGCAAACAGAACTGGCATGAAACAGTTGATTGTCACGGACTCAAAGATAAACAATCCTTGTTTGCATCCTATTCATCAAATCTTTATTAATTTCGACGGCACATATGAGTTATGTTGTAACGACTGGAACTATCAGACAAAAATTGACAACATCGAAGGAAAAGGTATCATTGATATCTACCTTAATAATGTGAGACTGAATCGAGCTCGATGGAATCTGTTGAGTGGAAACAGAACATGTGAGAGTGCTTGTGCTGATTGTGATGTTGGATGGACGCATCAAACACTGAAGTCACTTCAACAGGACAATAAACTTTCAGCTAGATTGAACACAACCACGCCAGAAAGAATTTCTCTTATATAAATAAAAATATAAAGTTAAACCGCCTATACGGAGTAAACGCATGGCAGTCCCAACAACAAGAGACGAATTTAAAGAATATTGCCTTAGGTCTCTGGGGAAACCTGTTATTAATATTGATGTCGAAGATACTCAGGCCGAGGACCGTATCGATCAGGCTCTGCGTTTCTATTATGACTATCACTTTGATGGCACAGAAAAAATTTACTACAAACACCAGTTGACTCAGGACAACATCGATAACCAGTACATCGATCTTCCTGAAAATATTATGGGTGTCGTTAAAATTTTTGAGATAGGTGACCCTTCAACATCATCTGGTGATATCTTCAACATTCGTTATCAGATTGCGTTGAATGACCTATACACGCTGACAAACGTAGGTTTGCTTTCTTATTATATGACGATGGAACATCTTGCATTAGTGCAGGAGATGTTAATCGGTAAAACACCCATTCGATATAATCGTCACAGAAACAGATTATACATCGATAAAGACAAACGTGCTTTGAGCGTAGACGATTATCTTTTGGTAGAAGCATACGAGATTGTTGATCCCACGACCTATACGGATGTTTGGGCTGATCGATGGTTGCAACACTATACCGCGCAGTTAATCAAAAGGCAATGGGGTACGAATCTTTCGAAGTTTGAAGGAATGCAATTACCAGGAAATATTACATTCAACGGCCAAAAACTATACGACGATGCAGATACGGAAATCAAAAGACTAGAAGAGGAAATGATTAATAACTATTCTCTTCCAGTTATGGATATGATTGGTTAACACCAAGATTATAACAAACAAATAAAAGGTCGGCAACCACCATGGCATTAAATCCATACATAAACAATTGGACAGCGAGCAATGAACAGTCTTTGATCGAAGACATCATCATTGAGTCGATTAAGTTTTATGGTTATGATGTCAAATACTGTCCGCGTACATTACAATCTGTCGATAGTGTTTTTAATGAAGATGCTGTTTCAACATACGACTCCGCTTATGATCTTGAGATGTATGTCAAGAACGTGGAAGGCTTTGAAGGTGAAGGAGATTTTCTCAGTAAATTTGGCGTGCAGATACGGGACGAAATTACTTTCACCGTTGCACAGAGTCGATATGACACGGAAGTAGGAACACCTACTTCCACAACAAGACCTCAAGAAGGCGATCTGATTTACTTTGGTCTGACAGGTAAAATTTATCAAGTTAAGTTTGTTGAACACGAACCTATCTTTTATCAAATTGGCGCATTGCAGACTTATGACCTGCGTTGCGAACTGTTTGAGTACAGCAACGAAAAACTCGACACCGGCGTTTCTGCAATTGATGATATTGAAACGAAATTTTCTCAAGATATTTCTATTGCCAATTCTGCGGCCGCTGATGCGAACGGTAACATCATCATCGATGCGAATACTGGTCGACCTGTCTCAACAGGTGGCCTCACACTTAGCGACAACGATGAGTTTCAGGTCGCTGCGTCAGGATTCATTGATTTTTCAGAGGCTGATCCATTTAGCGAAGGCGGTAGTTACTAATGTTTGGACAAACATATCACCACAGTCATCTACGAAAGTATGTCATACTTTTCGGTACTCTGTTTAACGATATCTGGGTCAATCGTGAGGATGCCAGTGGTAACGTCAAACAATCTATAAAGGTGCCGTTGTCTTATGGTCCGCGAGAGAAGTTTCTTGCGAGAGTCGGCACACCTGATCCTTTGACAAATGAAGTTGCAATCACTTTGCCGATGATGGGTTTTGAAATGACGGGTTTCAGCTATGCGGCCGAAAGAAAACTTCCGACGATTAACAAATTCAAAACGGTAACCGGTAGTGATCAAGACAGAGGACGATTCTATTACAATCCTGTGCCCTATGACATCAACTTTTCTCTGTCGATTTTTGTAAAGAATTCAATCGACGGCACAAAAATTATTGAACAAATATTGCCATTCTTTACACCTGAGTGGACTACAACGGTTCAACTTACAGACAATCCAGATATTACGTTGGACGTTCCTTTGGTAATCAATTCAATTTCTTCAGATGATGTCTACGAAGGAAACTTTGAAGAACGCCGTTCGTTGATCTGGCAGGTAGACTTTACTATGAAAACCGTTCTATTCGGACCTGTCAAGACGAATGAAGTTATCAAACTGGCCAATGTTAATCTGGTCGAGTCTGTTATCTACGATGATCTGAATGATGCCGTGGGTGTTGCAGGCACGGATGTAAACATGACAATCACACCGGGACAGGATGCAAATGGCAATCCTACCACAAATGCTTCTCTGACTGTTGATAAATCAGAGATTTCTATTGGCGAACAATATGACTTTATAGTGAGCACTAATAATGTATTCGAGCAAACCTGAGAATGATATGAGTGACAATAATGATCCTATCAGTCAGTCACTAGATTTAACACCACTACAAGACGAAAAAAAATTACCAACTACATTTCGTCCTGATGCGGCGACTGACGAAGAACAAGTTGAAGCGGACATTGCATATGCCCGTATGAATCTCTATGATCTAATCGAAAAGGGTCAAGGCGCAGTTGATGAGTTGCTGGCCATTGCTGACCAATCTCAGCATCCACGATCTTACGAAGTTTTGTCTACTATGATCAAGACTCTCACAGATACGAACAACGATTTAATTGCGGTGCATGAGAAAAAGAAAAAACTCAAAGAAACCACTATCGAACTAAACAATCACGAAACAGTGAATAATAATTTGTTTGTCGGCAGTACCAGTGACCTTTTACAGATGATGAATAGAAATGCAGAACCAGATGACACAGATTAAAGACATATCGAATTACAAGACTTATCTTGGAAATTCTAGTCTAAAAAAACAAGGTGTACAGATTGCTTGGACCCAAGAGATGGTTCAGGAGTTTATGAAGTGCGCCGAAGACCCAATTTATTTTTGTGAAAAATATATTAAGATTGTTCACGTTGACGATGGACTTATACCTATTGAACTATACGACTATCAGAGAGATATTATCGATGTCACGACCAACAATCGAAGAACCTGTGTTGTCACATCCCGCCAAGCAGGTAAGACAACGACTGCTGTATGCCTTATACTTCATTACATTCTGTTTAATGATCACAAGCTTGTTGCTCTTCTCGCAAATAAAGGAGATGCTGCGAGAGAAATTTTGGATCGTATCAAAACGGCTTACGAAGCTCTTCCCAAATGGTTGCAACAAGGTGTAGTTGAGTGGAATAAAGGTAGCGTTGAATTTGAAAACGGTTGTAAAATTCTAGCATCTGCAACATCCTCATCAAACATTCGTGGTAAATCGGTATCATTCCTTTATATCGATGAGACCGCATTCGTAGAAAACTGGGATGATTTCTTTGCCTCAGTTTTTCCTACAATCTCTTCTGGTACTACTACCAAGATTCTTTTGACATCGACACCGAATGGACTGAATCATTTCTATAAGACATGTGAAGGCGCCAAGGAAGACAGAAACGGATATAAACACATCGAAGTCAAATGGCAGGATGTTCCCGGCCGAGATGAAGAGTGGAAAAAAGAAACACTCTCGGCAATGGATTTTGATTATCAAAAATTTTCACAAGAATATGAGTGTGAATTTATAGGTAGTAGTGGTACACTGATCACAGGTTCGAAACTCAAAGGTTTGGTGTATCGTGATCCGATTCAAACGGGTCAAGGTGCTTCTATGTACATTAAACCTATGGCCGATAGGAATTATGTGTGTACTGTAGACGTATCACGCGGAAAGGGATTAGACTACTCTGCATTTCACATTATAGATGTGACAAAGATGCCGTATCAACAGTGTTTAGTTTATAGAGACAATCAAATTTCTCCTATGGACTATGCACACATGATACAACACTTTTGTAAACTTTACAACAATGCACAAATACTTGTAGAAATTAACGATATTGGTGAACAAGTATCTACCACACTTTTCGAAGACTATGAGTATGAGAATATGTTGTTTACTGAAAACAGTGGTCGAGGAGGAAAAAGACTTGTCGCTGGCTTTGGAGGCCAAGCGGATAAAGGTGTAAGAACAACAAAGACCGTGAAATCTCTCGGTTGTTCTGTTCTGAAACTGTTAGTAGAAAACGATCAGTTGATTATTAATGACTTTGATACGATTGGAGAATTGTCCACGTTCAGTAAAAAAGGTCCTTCATGGGAAGCAGAACCGGGTAATCATGATGACTTGGTGATGTGTCTGGTTTTATTTGCATGGTTGACTCAACAGAAATATTTTAAAGAACTCACGGATATAAATACTCTTAACAATTTAAGAGATATGAATGAAGATGAAGTGATGAATGACTTGACGCCTTTCGGCATTATCGACACTGGACATGATTCTCACTCGGAAGACGTAGTTATGACTTCCAAAGGAGATGACTTCTTAAAATTCGAACATGATGAATGGTGATGTACAAATCGTAAAAATTATAAATAGAAAAATAAAATTGTTATTGAATCATTTCACATAGGGAGAAATAACATGCCATTTCAATTAAGTCCAGGTGTAAATGTTACTGAGATCGACCTGACTACTGTAATCCCTGCGGTTGCAACTACCGATGCTGCTATCGGTGGTGTTTTCCGTTGGGGTCCTGTAGACAAACCGGTTCTCGTAACTTCCGAAGATGATCTTGTAAACAAATTCGGAAAGCCTTCTAATCTAAACCCCGAAACCTTCTTCACTGCGGCAAGTTATCTTGCTTACAGTGATTCGTTGTACGTTAGCCGAGCATTTTCTGATGAAGGATATTCTCAGCTTTTTACTGCTGTAACACTTACGGCAGCGAGCAACACAATCAACGTTGATGAGGCAGACGAATCAGTGTTCACAATTGGTGATGTCGTATTTGGCGAAGGCATCCCAGTCGGCACAACAATCGTAAACATAACAAATGCTGCCTCGACGACAGACCTCGAACTGTCTGCACAGGCGACTGTATCCGGTGCTGCTGATGTTTCGGTCTTTGCTGATGCTCGTTCATTCAACGCTGTTGCAAACTCTGACGGTGTTGCTTTGCACCTTCACAATGTTCGCAACGAAGAACACTACGAAGAAAAAGAAGCAAACTTTCAGTCAGCATGTCATTACATCGCACGATATCAAGGTGACCTTGGTAACTCAATGGCAATTTCGGTTTGTCCGACATCTGCTGCGTTTTCACGATCAATCGATCTCGCTACCACCACTGGCGGTGACGGAAAAACAGAAAACGAAAAAATCAGTTTCACAGTCGGTTCTGCGAATGCTACGATTTCTATCGAAGCTAACACGGCCGCTGCTGGTACTTCAACCGAGTCACAGAACGCCGTTGACGAAGTGCGTGATTACCTTTCTGTTGGTGACAAGATCAAGGCAGGTAACTCTACAGTAGGTTTCCAGTATATGGAAATCAAATCAATCGCCAACTCCTCTGTCAGTGGTGATGACGCTACCTTGGAAATTGAGTTTACTGATACATTCAATCAGGCTGGTGCAGTTGACCAAACAACACTTGTACGTTACTGGCAATTCTGGGACGTAGTAAGCGGTGCTCCTGGTCAGTCGCCTTATCAGTTTGCTCAGGGTAATACAAACGCTCAAGACGAAATGCACGTTGTAGTATACGACGAAGATGGTAAGATCACTGGAAACCCAGGAACAATTCTTGAAGTCTGGGATCGTGTATCACGTGCTACAGACGCGAAGAACGCTGACGCTGGTTCGAACTATGTTAAAGACGTAATCAATCAGTCTTCTAACTGGGTATACTACGCAGAAGACATTTCTACTGCGACATCTGCGACATCAGCTGATTTGGCATCGTCCACCTCAGGTAATCCTAAGGCTTGGTCATTTGTCGGCGGCCGTGACGTAGGCGACGAGACAAACACTGGTTGTTCGATTGGACGAGTAATCGCTGCATACGAACACTTCAAGTCTGCCGAAGATATCGACATTTCGTTGATTCTTACTGGTAAGTCACGTGGAGGCGGTGTTGGTGCTCAATTGGGTAACTGGCTCGTTGACAATATTGCTGAGACTCGTAAAGATTGCGTTGTCTTCATGTCACCTGAAAAAGGTGATGTTGTTGCAAACGCTGGCGGAACAGAGGAAGATGACGTTGTTAACTTCCGAAATCAGTGCCGATCAACATCTTACGCAGTACTCGACTCTGGTTACAAGTACATGTACGACAAGTACAATGACCTATATCGATGGATTCCATTGAATGGTGATATCGCTGGTCTTGCTGCTCGTACAGACGATGTTCGTGATCCTTGGTTCTCGCCTGCTGGCTTCAACCGTGGTCAGATTAAGAACGTTGTTAAACTCGCTTGGAACCCCAAGAAAGCAGAACGTGATCTTCTGTACAAGAACGGAATTAACCCAGTTGTTAACTTCCCGGGTCAAGGCATCGTGTTGTTTGGTGATAAGACTCTTCTTGCCAAGCCTTCAGCGTTTGATCGAATCAATGTACGTCGATTGTTCATCGTACTTGAGAAGGCAATCGCTACTGCCGCTAAGTTTACACTGTTCGAATTCAACGACACATTCACACGTGCTTCGTTTGTGAATCTTGTTGAACCTTATCTGCGTGATGTACAAGGTCGTCGTGGTATCACTGACTTTGTTGTTGTGTGTGATGAGACGAACAACACGGGTGAAGTAATTGATCGTAACGAGTTTATTGGTGACATTTACATCAAACCTGCTCGAAGCATCAACTTCATTCAGTTGAACTTTGTCGCTGTACGCACTGGTGTAGAATTCTCCGAAGTTATTGGTAATTTCTAATAAATATCGGATAAATAACAAAAACTAATAGGAGAATATTCAAATGGCTTTCAGCGTAACAGATTTTAAATCATCGGCAATTCAAAAGGGTGGGTTTCGTCCCGCCCTCTTTGAAGTGCAAGTTACCTACGTAGGAAATCAGTTTAACTTCCTGTGTCAGTCTACTCAGGTACCCGCAATGACCATGGGTGTCATCGAAGTACCTTATTTTGGTCGTAAGATCAAGATTGCTGGTGACCGTACATTCGCAGAATGGACAACTACCGCAATGATCGAGGAAGATTTTGGCGCACGTGACGCTCTTGAGCAGTGGTCTACAGATATCAATATCCCAGATAGCAATATCCGTACACTGTTTAACGAAGGTTACAAGCAGGTTGCTGAAGTAATCCTTTACGGTAAGGACGGGTCGCCTCTCAGGACTTATACTCTTGAAGGTTGCTGGCCTTCTGACGTAGGTACGATTGAACTGGATTGGAACACAACCGACACAATCGGCACTTACACAGTTACTTGGGCATTCGATTACATGCTCAAAGGATCCTAATAAGTAAGGTTCTAATTCCTTACATTATGCACCTGTGAACGAACCGGGGGGATTATAAATACTTATAATCCCCTTTTTTTATTTGGAGTACTAATTAATGGAAATTTTCGGCTTTGAAATCAATCGTAAGAAGGAGGAAAAGGAAAAAGAAAAACTAGTTTCCTTTGTCCCACCTACTAACGATGATGGCGCCTTAACAGTAACGGCTGGCGGTGTATACGGAACATACGTTGACTTAGACGGTTCTGTACGTACTGAGGCGGAACTGGTAAACAAATATCGAGCGATTGCACAAGATCCAATCATTGATCTGGCCGTTCAAGATATTTGTAATGAGGCAATTGTTGAAGATAGTGATGAAACAACAGTATCAATTGTTCTCGACGATGTTGAGACACAAGACTCTATCAAGAAAACAATCACAGAAGAATTTGAAAACGTATTAGACCTGTTAGAGTTTAATCGACTCAGTTACGAGGTTTTCAAAAGATGGTACGTCGATGGTCGCCTATACTATCACGTAATTATTGATGAAAAGAAACCTGCTAAGGGAATTTTAGAAGTACGATATATCGATCCGCGCAACATCAAGAAAATTAAGGAAGTCAAGAAAGAAAAAGACAATTCTGGTGTTACAATCGAAAAAGTGGTCGCAGAATATTATATCTACAATCAGAGTGGTTTCTTAAAGAAAACAAGCACAGGTAGTGGCGCAGTTTCGTCTTCATCTGGACCGCAACAAACACAGGGAATGAAGATTTCGAAAGATTCTATCGTTTACTGTACCAGTGGTTATCAGAGTGTAGACAATAATCTGATACTGTCATACCTGCATAAAGCAATTCGACCTTTGAACCAGTTACGTTCAATGGAAGACTCTCTTGTAATTTACCGAATTTCACGTGCGCCTGAGCGGCGTATCTTCTACGTAGATGTTGGCGGCCTGCCAAAGGCTAAGGCAGAACAATATCTGCGTGACATCATGACCAAGTTTAAGAACAAAACAGTTTACGATTCATCGACCGGTGAAATCCGTGATGATCGTAAATTCATGACCATGCTTGAAGACTTTTGGTTGCCTCGTAGAGACGGCGGCCGAGGTACAGAAATCACAACACTTCCAGGTGGCCAAAATCTGGGAGAGATTGAAGATGTCACTTATTTCCAGAACTTGCTCTTCCGTTCTTTGAACGTTCCTTCTACACGATTGCAACCAGATACAACGTACACGTTAGGCCGAGCAACAGAAATCAGCCGAGACGAAATTAAATTTTCTAAATTTATTTTCCGTGTTCGCAATAAGTTTAGTGAGTTGTTCACGAAAATGTTAGAGCGACAACTTATTCTTAAAGGCGTTTGTACAGCCGAAGACTGGAAAGAATGGAAACACCGAATACAATATAAATTCGCCATAGACAACTACTATGAAGAATTAAAGTCAACAGAGATCATGCGTGACCGAGTAGGTTTGTTGCGTGAAGTTGATGAGTATATTGGAAAGTATTACTCACATGAATATGTACGTCGATTTATCTTGCAACAGACAGAACAAGATATGAAAGATATCGACGAGCAGATCAAAGGTGAAGGAGATGATCCTAGGTACACGGACGCAGACGGCGAAGATTTTGATGTTCCCCCACGTCCAGAGCCAGAACCAGAACCTGAGAGACCTGAACCAAAACCTGAAAAGGAAGAGGAAAAACCTGAAGAATAGAAGGTCTTTTTTTATAAATAAGAAGTAATTAATAGGATAGTAGTTATGAACGACATTACAGATTTTATTAGTGCCGCAGTGGAAGACAAGCCCGTACAGGCAATCAAAGCGTTTTCAGCAGCGATGGAACCTAAGATAGACTCGGCCCTTGAAACTAAACGTACTGAAGTACTACAACAAGTTTTTAACAACCAAGAAGCAGAGGATTCCGATGTCTGACACTCTTAAAAGTATTTTAGAAAAATACAAAGCAAAGGGCGCCGACGAACAACACTTCATGGACAAGCACACCGATAACGTGCAGGTCACTGATGGTCCCGGCGCAAAAGAAGCTGATGCTGCCGCTAAGAAAGTAAAAAAGTCTACACGTAAACCCCACCACGGCTATGAGCCAGGTGAAGACGAAGAGGTTTACGAGTCAGTGGATCGTTTCTCAATCGAAGATATCAAGTCTGTACTGGTTACAGAAGAGCTCGATGAAGAGATTGTTGATCGAATTGAAAAGACTTTATTAGAAGCATCACCTGCGTATTTCATGCAAATCGTTGATGAAGCCGTTAATGCGTTTGTCGAAGAGGCAACCGATGAAGAGCGTGCCATTCTCGACGAAATGCTTTCGACAGAAGAAGGTTATCAAGAACTCGTCGATCTTATTTTCGAAGAGGACGATGATGATGACGATGAAGATGACGAAGACGATGAAGACGAAGATGATGACGAAGACGTAATTGACCCTAAGCCAAAATTAAAAGAAAAAGATTCTAAGAAAGAATCATACTAAGGGTTAAAGTCGATGGCACAGTATCGCATTGATTCTGATCAGTACTTAGGCGACAATAAAACTTTATTTGAAGTAATGATGCTTTCAGATAAAGATGGTAACGTCATCAATTCGTTTGGTGCGTCATCTAACATACCCATTGCATCTGGTGGTGTTGAAGGGTATTCGTCTGTACATAAGTTTGGTTTAGTAGA